TCTCATTGGAGGACCTAATCGATTCTTAATCACTTGTCCTTTGATTTTAATACCTATAGTATTTTTCTTACTTGTATCTTTGATTTGACCTGCATTTTTGAATCTAACACGAGTTGATGCATGAAATGGAAGAGCCTTACCACCTGAAGTAGTCCAAGGGTCTCCAAACATTACACCAAGTTTTTGTCGTAATTGATTTGTGAAAACAAGAGCAATCTTTTGTCTAGCAATCATTTGAGTAATCTTTCTCATAGCCTTACTTATAATAATTGCCTTTGCGGTTGCCCAACCATCTTTATCAAAGTCAGCATCCATTTCTACTTTTGTAGAAGCAGCTGCCAAACTATCAACAAGAATTGTAACTAACTTATCTTTATCTGACTCACGAATTTTAGTGACAATTGTTTCAATGGTATCAAATACCTCTTCAACAGTTTCAAGATGTACATATAACATTTTACTTGTATCTACACCAATAGCTCTCAAGAACTCTTGAGATACTGCTGATTCTGTATCAATATAAACTGCTAATCCATCTTGTTTTTGTGTTGATGTTAATAAATGAGAACCAATGAGAGATTTACCACTACCTTCTAAACCATTTAATTCTGTGATTTTGCCTACGGCAACACCACCATTTGGTCTATTGGAAATAGCAATATCTAACATTGTCGAACCGGTTGAAATCCAACCCGTTACATCAGTAGGGTTACCACCTTCTTCAAGGAAGTAAGCAACTTTTTGATGTTTGAACTGTTTATTCAGTTCACCTTGTATAACTTTTGCTAAATCTTCTTTTTTAGACATATATTTCCCCTTATGATGTTATGAGCGAGTTTTGTCCGTGTGGTATAATACCCGCGAGGCTTCACCCACTCATAAACATTTTATTTATTTACTGATTAAACAACTCATCAAATGCATCTTCTACTTTTTCTGTTGTCTTTTCAGTAGACGCAGTAGTAGTTCCTGTATTTGATGTTGGAGTTGTTGAAGCGGCTACACCATTAGATGTTGTAGTTGTTTCAGTATCATCATTAGGGTTTAGGAAATTCTGAAGAGATTCCTTTAAACCATCATAAGTTGGTTCTTCCCACAATTCTTCCAATTTAACCTGAGTATCGAAAATCTTTTGAAGAGTTTCTTTATTTTCAGTAATTGGAGTTTGATTAGGTTTAACACGAATTGTAGTTTTACCATATTGATTACCAGCTTCCGCAGGTGTTTGTCTTTCAACAACGATATCTCTACCAGTTGTAGGGTCTGTGATATCACCGTAATCAGGGTCAGCAATTACACCAAGAAGTTCTTGATATACAGTTTTACCGAATCCCCAAAATTTAACACCTTCTGATTCTTCACCACGAACTATTACAGGTACATAAGTTCTCATTTTAGGTTCAAGTCTTTTACCTTGAATCCATTCATCTTTATTACCTGTTGATTTTAGTTTGTTAGCAAATTCTTCAACTGGGTCTGGACGACCAAATGAAGCTGGTGAGATATGAGTTTTATTATCACCTAACCCATAATGGAAAAATAACTCAACAAAAGGATTGTCCTTATTGAATTTGTAAGGTACTATTCTTATTTGAGTTTTTCCTGAAGGCGGTTTCCAAAAATTATCTCTATTTGAGGATGTTGCTTGGAGGGTTGTTAACCGTTGTTTTATCTTTGAAATATCCATTGATATTCTCCTATGTTTTATTGTTTATCGTTTATTATTTATGGTTAAGTATAACCATATAACCTATTACCTATAATATATAGCTTTTTTGCTATATAAGTCAAGCTTTATTTTTATTAAATTGTTACATTAGTTGCGACTGGACCTCTGTCACTATCTCTAACTTCATAACTAACTTGTTGGTCTTCATTTAGAGTTTTAAATCCATCCATTTGAAGACTTGTGTGGTGTACGAATAAATCTTTATCTCCATTTGATGGTGATATAAATCCGTAACCTTTTTTTGCATCGAACCATTTAACGGTTCCTTTGTTTTGTTCTGACATTTTCTTACTTACCTTATTTTGTTATTTTACTTTTTTATTTCCTCGCATTTACCCCATTTTCCAATAGGACATTCTGCGTACGCCCAATGGGCTTTTACATTCATAAAACATCCACACTTTAAACATCTACCATCAGCTACTCCAGTCTCTGGATTAACTTGGTCATATTTAAAGAATGGACATTGTCTACAAATTTCTAATCGTTCATCGGCCTTTTCCGCAGATACCATCCATTGATATCCTTTAGATTTGGCTTTCATACTACCCCAAGTGTCTTTAACGAGATTTCTTCCCATTTGAAACATTGAGGGAAATTTTGCTTTGGAAGCTTCTTCTTCCTCCAGCATTCTTTCCATCTTAGTAATTCTATCTAAATCCTGGTCATCTAAATTGTACTCAGATTTTAGAAAGGATTCTAATGAAGATAACTTAGAGGAGTCATCAAGTTTTTTGATAAACTCCTCGTAAGTACCTACATTATATCCATCATCTACTAAGCTTTGCCATAGTGAAGAAAACTTTACTCCTTTAGACATCTAATCTCCTTAGAAGCTTTCGATTGTTTTTTTATTTTCTTTACTCTTCTTTGTTGTCTTGCTTTTTTTATCACTCGCTTGCTTTTGAGCTTTCGCTATCTGTTCTTTCACAGCCTTTTCAACAACTTTTTTATCTTGCTTTGGTAGATTTTTTGCAGGAGCTGTTCCTGTTTTATTTACACCAATTCCTTTTGAACCTATTCCACCGGGACCTTGTGAACCAGCATGACCAGCTTTCAAGCCGCCACCTTGAGCAGCTTTAGCAGCTATAGCGTTCATATCCATGCGTCCAGGAAGTCCATTTGTATCATGAGTTGACCCAGGTGGTATTTGCCAATTAGAGTCACCTATAACTTTAGTCAATTCTCCAGTAGATTCACGAGAATAATACTGGTGTCTTAATTGTAATATAAAAGCTGGGTCTGACATAACTGCACTCTTAGTACCATCATCTTCCACTACATAATAAAATCTTGTATTTTTAGTAACAGATGGATGTGATGGACTACCAATAGGTGCTGCTCCAGGAGCTGCATTTGGTTGCATCGGTTGTTGACCTTGAGCCGCTCTTTGTTCAGCCGCCTGCTTTAATCTTACAACCACCTCATCGGCTGGTAAAATTTTTGGTAAATGGTCATTTTCTTTTGTCCATTTTTCATAAGCATTTTTCCAAGTATTAATCTCATTCTCATCATCAAAATTTTGAGGTGGAGGTGGAGGTGGAGTTTTTGGTTGAGGAGGTTTTGGAATTTCCTCACCTTTTGCCCATTTTTCCAATACATCTTTTTCTCTAAATCCACATACCATATTACCGGTTTCTGCATCTAGAAATAGTGGTGTTCCACATTGAGCATTATGTTTAGTTTTTACTTCTTGAGCTCGATTAGCTTCATCTGGATTCATTACATCCAGAGTAGTTATCTTATGACCTTCTTTTACTAATTCGTCAACAACTGGATTGGCTTTCTTACACCAACCACAAGAGTTACTCATTATATAAAGGAGGTCGTGCTTTTGCGTTGTTTTTTTAGAAGTTTTCGTCTTCGTTGTTTTTGTAGATGATTTTGTCGCCATAACCATTTTCTCCTATAACTATCGTTTTGTTTTATTGTTTATAATATACGAAACTTTTCGTATATAAGTCAAGCTTTTTATTCATTAATATTAACTATTTTAAAAATTCTTGTCGATATTTTATTCAATCCTTCAGTATTTGTTACTAAAATCATATTTCTAAAATTTTCCCAGGGTATCATAAACTTAAGGTCTAAAACACCATTATTTAAATTCTTTATGCATTCATTTAATGCATTTATTGTATATAAAGTATTCGTATGTTTCTTTCTATGTAATGAAATCGTATTCTTCACATCATTAAAATCTACACCACTATTAGTATCTACATTATATGTACATATTAAATCATCAGGATTATTTTCATCCTGTAATACATAGATTTTATCAAAAATTATTTTATATGAACTTTTAATAGAATTCATAGTAGAATCTAAACCAAGTTTATTTGTAAATGTACATAGTAATTGAGTTTTCATTTATTTTCTCTATTGTAATTTAAAATGTGCAGATGACCAGTCTGATTCTGATTTACCGTATTTCAACATTCCAATCATTACCTCTTCCAATTCTTTTTTTGATAAATTTGATATAATTGAACCTAATACTATAGTTTGAAATCTTGAACTTATTAAAGCTTTTACTTTATTTTCTGCAACGCCCGATGACTTTGCCCACTTATTAACCATATCAATAAATGTTTTATCATTTTTAAAAGCATCATCGTATTCTTTTTTATTTCCACCTTTAGCCATTGTCATTTTACTTTTTAATCTTCTATACGCTTTTTGTACTAATTTATATTTTGTTACACCTTTTCTTGATAAACTAAATTCCTTAGTCTTTTTATCAAAATCAAATGTATCACCACCAAGTACTTTTTTTACTTGTGTGGTTATTCCACTTTTAAACGAATCAATAACTGCTAATTTTACTTTTCCTTGTACAGCTAAAGCTCCTTTTGCACTACCTTCTCCTCTAATTAATTCTTCTGAACTGCCTTGAAATATTCTAAATGCTAATGATAACCCAGTTAAATTTTCACCAAAGTATTCAAAATAAACATTTTGTGAGAAAAATTTACCAAGTTTAGTATCTATTTTTTTTATTTCATATGTCTTCTTCTTACCACCATTTATTATAGATACACTACCAGTTCCTTTTTTCAACGATATACCAATTACGCCCTTACCACCCAATGAATCTAATAAATAATTATTTAAATCTGCCAACTTATTAAATTTAGGAACTGATGTATCATAATACAACCATACATCTGCAGGATTCCATTTATCCAAATCTAAATTACTATTATACTCATTCTTATATAAATTTCTAGCCATAATATTAACATCTAATTTAGAATCATCCTTAACATATTTTTTAGCTTGTTTATTTCCTATCTTACTTATAAAACCTTGACACTGTTTTATATGAGAATTATACCAATCATCATTATTCTCCAACCAAGCAGCTAAACCAAGCGCATCTTTTTTAGATATTTTCCCACCATCATAAACTCTCCCATAAACATTTGAGTCCAATAATGTAGATATAAATTCTTCTTTATTATTTGGATTAGCACCATGTTGTAATGCACTTAACACTAATAAAAATGACATTTCTTGATCTTTAGTTTGTGCAGTACCTCTACCAGTAACTTTACCAGCCAATGTTATAGATAAATCTTGTCCATCTACATTCCACTTAAATAATGGAAACTTTGCACTTTTATTTTCACCAGAACCTGGTTTTATAGTATCAACTTTATCTACATCAAATTCTTTTTTGATTAATTTTATAAAATCAGAATCACTTAAATCATTATCATTCTTAACTCTTGCAAGATTAGAATGTGAACCTAACCCACTTCCCATAGATACTATTCTTGTCTGTAAATCTCTTTTGGTTATCTCTGTAATTATATTCCCACCCAAATTATTAACAAGTCTATCTATAACCATTTCAGGTATATTTAGATATTTCATTGATTCTTTAAGTTTGACTACATGTAAGGGATTCTTTGGATTAGGCATACCATTGGATACGCGTATAGACCATTCTTCTAATATATCTTGGATTAGTTTCATATTATAACCTTATTGTAATGTCATCCATCATATTATAAATATATCCCATTTTAATTTTTGTTGGATAATTATCTTTTTCTAAAATATATTTTATTTCCGTCAAGGTTTCTACTCCGTCTTGTTTTGAAAAATCGAATAGGAAACTATCGTAGCCATATAAAACCAATTTTGTTTCCTTATCTCTCAAATAATTCTGTATTTTAAGTATTCTCTTTATATTTCTCTCAGTTTCAAAAGCCTGTATTAAATAGTTAAATACCTTATTCCTATTAATTTCAGATGAATCAGAGAATACTATTTTCCTATTATAAATATTAGTTAATATACTATTATTACCATTAAATTCGCTCCATTTTAAATTAATATAATTCTGTACTTTGTCGAAAAATGGTACTTTTTCCCTAATATCCTTCGTTATTCCCCCATAAAGCAATTTAAACGATATTTGTTTAGATTCTTCATATGTACTACCATAGAAGTCTGCAAGGTGTTGATGTACCGATTCTTCATCAAATTTATAATCAACTAACTCACCAATCAATCTCAAGTGATATGCATCAAAATCATACTCTACAAGTGAATCATTTTCAGGTATAATAGCTCTTCGTTTTTCAGGTGGTAGAGCTGCAAAATTGACTGTTCCAAATGCATTTGATGGTCTTCCTGTAGATGTCCACAGATTGTATTGTGAATATAACTTACCATTTGATACATGTTTTCTTACTCTCTCATCAAATATATTACACACATCATCTGATACTTTTACACCATTTTTTTCTATTGAACCAAATGCTTTTGTTATATCACTATGATATTCACTTTCATGACATTCACTAACATATTCAGTTATCTTGTCAAATAGCTCATCACAATACTCCTTATGCTTCGTAAATGGTATGATTTCGTTGAGTTTGTTTACATTGTAGTACTTACTATGGAAAAAATCATATGCATTTATTCGTATATTTTCAAGGTCCATGGGTAGATTTTTATCCCACCAATGCAAATAATTGACATCAATCAATCTTGTATCTGGAAATATATGCATCAATTTTTTCTTATCAGGCGTGATATAAAATGAAGTATGGTCGTTTTTTATTTCGTCAATACTTTCTTTATCACTACAATCCGGATGATTTATACATATCATTTTACCTTCTCTATCACCAACAGAGCGTACATATAACAACGATAATCCATTGTCTTTATGTAATGGATGCAAGAAAGCATCCGAAAATATTGGAATTAATATTATCATAACCTATTCAATATACAACCTTTTTTATTAAAATCAAAGCTTTTTTTTGATTATTGAATTACTAATAATAAAGCTGACATGGAAATTGGGTACATGCTTTAGCAGTTATTATCTTTTCCTCATCAGTTCTAACACAATCACTCCAGTACTGGGTCATTCTTTCTGGCCACCACGCGGCTCTACCGTCTGTTGTTTTACATTTATGATAATAATTGAAATAAGAATATCCATTATCATAATCTGAATTTGGATTCAAAGTTTTGTAATAATCACATCCCCATCCACCCCAGCCAGCTTTTGGTGAGAAACAAAGGCATTGTCTCCAATTCAGAGCATTAGTATTTTGAGTTAACAGCGATGTACAATCTTTAAATAATAAACACTTCATATTACCGATACTACAATAGTCATAATAACAATCAATTTCGTCCTCAAGTGCTTGTTCTAAAGTTGGCCAAGCATTTCTATATGTAGTGTCCTCCCAATACATTCTAACTAATGATGGCCACATTACACAATCCTCCATTATAGTATCAAAAAATGTAGGTTCATTCATGCTTTGACTATAATAATAGATAAACTCGCCCAATTCTTGGTCAGCCACTAACCTTTGTAGATAGATAGTACCTGATGTATCAGGGTCATCGAATGCATAGATTGGTATACTCCTTAATAGAGAAAATAATGCCTCATCTGTTGTTCCGATACCTTTCATTGAATCGTAAATACCAGTCGTAATTCTTTTTATTACTTCCCATTGATATTTTAGGCCTTTCTTACATGAAGGACATCCAGCCCCCAATTTTCCATCTTCAAATCCTGCGGGACCAAACGCTATATATCTACCAACAGGAGTAAAAACACATGAACCATCATCTATTGTAGCATATGGATGGAAATTTAAAGCGTGTTGATTTGTACATCCTTCTGGATATACACAACAAGACCAGAAACCACCACCTTCACAGTCATCACAGTCATCAGGTACCCATTTTTTAAACTCATCACATTCACCAGTTGATGGGTCATTTATACAGTGTCCACAATAATTCATAGCTGATGGTGCTTGTGATTCGTTATAAGCGTTACCTCCAATGACAATATTTTCATTACATCCAACTTGATATATTGGTTCTTGTGGTGCATAATCCATTATAGGACAACACATAACATTAGATGCACCAGGACAATAACCACTTTCACAAGCTGCGCCTTGGTCCTCTCTTGCATTTATATCCACACAACTATAACCAGGAAAGTTAGAAGGGCAAGCCGGATATTCACAACAACCTGTACAAGGATAATTACAATCAGAACAATAATTAAGTGCATCTGGGTCTAAGCAACCAGCTTTAACTTCGGTCGAGTAATCTGCATTTCCGGATTCATATAATCCCGCTGGGTCTTCAGCACCCGGTCCTTCGTAATTATCTACATCATCTGCAATTCCATCACCATCTTTATCCTTTGGTTTTAGGTCTTCACTTTTACACATTAACTCGTGAGGGTCCCACCACCATCCATTTTCATGAGCTCCACCTTCCCATCCACCCATGGAATTCCTAGTGGAAAAATTTTTTCCTTTACCTAATGTGGAATTAGGACAGTATCTACAACATGTATTATTTCCCCAAACATCGCCAGATATTGCATCTTCCTTCTTGTCACCTATACAATCAAATTCAGTATGTTCATTATAATTCATAGAACCAATATCTTTACACCCATACTGTTTTAATAATTCTGGAACTTCCCTCCAAAAATCTTTGTTATTATCATGTATATCTGTAATCTGTGTTGTTGAATATCCAAACTCATACAATTTTCTTTTAGACATATGAATATTTGGATGGTATTGTACAATATTATTAAAAGAGTCTTCACCTCCCAATCTCATCTGAGCTTCGATGCTAGTTCTCCATTTCCCGGACTGAATAGAATGACTTACTTTTGTAATAATAAAATATGTAGTTTTTCTTTGTCTTTTAGGTATATAATCTATTTTAAATCTATTACCCGGTAATAAACCAGAAATTCCATAAATACTGAAACTTAAAGTATAAGGCATTATAACATCCCTAACCTTATTTTCAACTTCTGTACCATTTAATTTAAGTTTAAAATAATCTGTGGTTGATTTTATATATAAATCTTTGGGAAAATCTTGGTTTGATAAGTCAGGGTCTTCGAGACTTATACCCAGTCCTCCTTCTTCAACTTGTGACTGAGGTCCTCGGTCGTCTGCACCACCTTTATCAGTACTTGCAAATGATGGTAAAATATCACCATCAAATTCCAACATATTTGATAAAACATTTCTCATATGATTAATAGTAGATTCTTTTTCCAATTTATCAGCATTAGTAGCTGTTGTCACTTCCTTTAAATCTGGCTTATTGTATATAGCCATATTATTTTTCATAATCTGGGTATTTGTTTCTTTAGCGACCATTGGTATATGCATAAAATATTGATTATTATTTTGATATGGGTCGAAAGAATCTGTACCTGGTTGGGTAGTATTTTGATCTTTAACTGCCATATCAACTTTCATCTGGTCCGATACTGGAAATAACATTGTGTCAGCTGTCATACCTTGAATTGCAAGTCGGTTACCTAGATTATTATTATCGATAGTCATAGATAGATCCATACTGTCCATTATAGTATTTGGAGAAAATGCTTTAAACTCAAAAATTGGTATTTTATATTCACCTTTGTCATCTTGTAAATATTTCTGAACCTCTAAACCTTTTGAATGATTAGCATCTATTATAACAATTTTATTCCCAAAACCACCGTCCATCATTTTTAAATTAAAAAAGTTTTCGGAATCATCGTTAATTTTATCTAATAAAGCTTTCATAGCATCTTTAATACTTGGATTTGTATCTTCATCAAATATATCATAAACTAATTTTAAATTAATAAAACATTCTTCTAAAAGAATAGATTCTACATCCGCAAGATTTGTATCTTGATCATTTACTAGGAGATGTGGGTCTTCCAAATCTCTTTTTAATACAAGAATTGGCTTGCCGTTGATGGTTTCTTGTTCTTCATAAAACTCAAAATATCTAGTTGGATATAACAATGATAAATTTTTACTAGCTGTTTTTTGAGAATACATTTGCCTAGCATATAATATCTGGTCAAATCTAACAAGCTGATTAGTAAAGGTAAATTCTATACCGGCATCATTGTATCCAGCCATAGTCTTTCCTATAGACTTGTTTAAAATCTCACCAAGCTTTTTAAAAGTAACATATTTAGAATCATCAATATTTAATGCAGTTACATCTTTAACTTGGGAGGCTAATGTATCATCTTGTAATCTTGTATATAACCCCACATCATATGCATGAGGTGGAATCTCCGGGAATGAAGGTCCTTTTTCACCAAATTGGTCATAATATACCATATGTCTTTGAGGACCAACCAATAGAGCTAAAGTATTCCCAACCTCTTTCTCGTATTTCTCCGCGTCCTCTGCAGTAATATCTACCTCTCCTTTTGTTAGTTCTTTTAATCTATTTATTAAAACATTATTTACTTCGTTTTCTACTATTGTTGGAAAAGATATACCAGTCGACTGAGAATAATCTATCAATGAATAATTTTCGGATGTTAAAGTAATATTACATGTAAAACTTCCATCTTGATTAACTTTTGAATTAAATTTACTCACTACTCCCATTATAACTTCTAAGTCGCCATTTGACTTTGTTATAAGTCCGTCTTCCTTTTCATAAACTTTTTCAAAAAAACTTTTATATAGGTTATCACTTTTTTGATTAGAATTATCCAAAAAATCTTCAGGTGCATATATATGAGATGTGCTCCATCCGAAATCACAAAATACCTTTGCACCAGGAGTCATAAAATATGGCACGATTATATTTTCATAATCATAAAAATTATGAACTTTAAAAACAATTGTAGTTTCTTTTACCAATCCCATATATCCAGAAGTCTGGGAATTTATAGATTCAATACCGACATTTGGTAAATTAAAATCATTTTTAGATAAGAAAACACCCTCATCACCGTGTGGATTTAAACGGTTCTTTACATAATTTTCAAATCGATTATTACCTATTGTATATATTTTAGTACTTAATGGTATCATTTCTGCTGAATATTCAGCTGGATCTGTTTTGGCTTGCACTGTCAGCTCTTCTATAGTTGGTTTAAGTGAATATGTATGAATAGCTGTCCATATTCTACCCCAAACAGTTCTAGATGACAGGTCTCCACCAGGATGATGGCCATCGCGAATAAAATCATTTTCAGATGCATCCTCATAAGGTGAGAAACTCATATTCCATGACGATGGGTCTGATGTATCAAGTATATAATCTCCAAAATCAGCCCCTGCATTCAAGTTTTGCCGAGCTTCTAACTTCAACCTAAGCTTGGGAGTTATATCATCACCAAATAATCTATCGTATGTGAATTTTGTTGCCATAAGACAATTAAAAACCTTTATTCATTATTAAATACTGTCATAGCTGGAATTCTAATAGTAGTACCAGCCTCCAAATTATTAAATTTTAAATTATTAGCCCTAGCAATATACCACCACATTGATGGGTCTTGATAATATTGATTAGCTAATAAATCTAACCTATCCCCATGTTGAGTTATCACCCATACATCAGTACTTGATTCAGGAATAGGTGTATAAAACTTCGTGCTTCTATATAATTTACCAGAAGTTGATTTTATTACTTTTGTATTTTTATATCTACCCATATTTTACCTCTTACGCTACTGCAGAATCCTGTTCTGGTTCGATTGGGTCTTGAAAGTCTTCATCTCCACCAGATACAGGTTGTTCCAATCCCCAAGTGGCGTCTACTTGTTCCTTAAAAACATTCCATCTATCAACATTTTCGTAATCTGCTAAACCCACATTATGTATATTAGTTACTAAATTATTACGAGAATGAGAATATTGTTTACCGTGGAACTTAGTCAGCATATTAGTTAGTTTTCTATTAATTACCTGATAAGTTATAGCACATGTTACCATTTTTGGAACTCTGCTACCTTCTTCATGCTCCCAGGGAGCCGTATCAGGAAAAGACCAACTCATACTTCTTATAAATCCAAATAAATTTTCATCTTTATTACCAAATAACTCACCCATTCTGAACTCGCATAATGGTGGTTTCATCCTCATTTTATTTGTACTACCCCAATTAACAGTATCAAGTTTAAATTGAGGATAAGCTAAAGATGATAACTTGTCTATCTTATCATATATCATATCTAACTCAGCCCTTGATTGTGCAACTAATTTCAAGGTAAAGGTAATCTCCCTACTAGTTTTAGTATACACATAAGAACTTTCAGGTTTTCCTAAATAACTATCCTCAGACCAAGATGGACTTATTTGCTCTGTTAATCCTTCAATTAATCCCCTAAATATTATATAAGTATTATCTCTTAAATCTTTAAAATATAATGGGTAACCAAACATTTTCCCTTCTATCCTCTTATCTTTGACAGAAGATATAGGTCTTAATGTCATAAAATCACCAGGAGATTTAACATGTTTGAATGGAGCTGACCCATGTGGAGTACCGTCGCCAGCACCCTCGTCTGTTTTTGGAACAGTTAAATCCCATGGACCCATTCCAAGTCCCATATAATGACTAGTGGAAGTATCAGTTCTATTCTGATATATTTTCATTGTATCTTGATCCGGGTCTCCAGTTCCGGTAAGTTTGCCTACTGTCTGACCTATGTCAGCCAATTGGCCAGCGCCGCCAAGTGCACCGACATCTTTTGGTATTCCTTGATAATTTTTTAATGACCCTGTAGTTATGTTTAAAAATTTGGCATCCGATTCTTTATAATTCTGGAAATAAAACTGAGTTTTTTCTTCACCTTTGACTAGAGCTCTATTTGCATCCCATCCACCAACCCATGGCCTCAATGATCCACCACTCTTACCTTGCCTATCAGTACCCTTAGTTGTTGTATATTGTTTCGAAATTGGGTCTGCGGCTAATTCTAAAGCTCTAGGATTTGAATCTTTATGTCTACCACCAGCAAGAGTTTGATGTTTATATAATGGTAGATAACTTAAAGCTAACTGCCATAAATTATCAGATATCATATCTCCTAGGCTTGTAGGAGTAACATTACTTGTATCAGTATATCCATATGGATTTAAAAGTCCTCTAACTTGAAATGCATTTCCACCTACAAATACTGGTGAAACATTTGCTTTATATAATAAATTATTTATTGATAATAAAGTAGTTATTCCATTACCACCCCATGTCTCATCTGGTATATCTATATTAAATAACCCTAATGTATTTTCATATAATGTCCATTGATAATCATATTGAAATTTGCCAAGGTCTACACCTAAAACATTAGATAAATCAATTTGCCATGCATGTCCTCTTAAACCTCTACGATGACCAGCTGTAAAATCTGTCATAGCATCAACATTCCAATTTTTAGCATTTCTGGCATTTCTATTCGCTAAATCTGCTTGTTTGTCCTGCCAATCTTGACCTTGTGAAGAAGCTAACCATTTCTGAATCCTGTCTTTATCTTTTTCAAAACGACCCCCTACCCTATTTGAATCATCAAAAGCTTTTCCACTTACTCTAAATAAATGACTTGAAGTTCTACCATCAGAGTCATTATCAGGAATTGCCGTTGTCATATATGGTTCATGACCACGATAACCTCCAGATCCATATCTAATATTCAATCTATCATCATATAATCCATAATTGTATGATAAAGTTGATTCATTTTCATCTTTAGATTGCAATCCAAATAAAGTATCAAATGTCAAATCACCTTGACCTAACATTTGACCAGTAAGTGCACTGCCATTAACCTGAATGGTTCTCACATAACTACCACTTGACCCTGCAGTTGGAGCTCCTGCCCATTGATATGTTGGATCAATATATGCATTTGTTATAGGTCCAACATGACTTCCACCAACAAACCAACTAGAATTACTTAAAGTAAAAGAACCACTTGAAGGGTCAAAATATCCATCAGCTGATGCAAAACTTCCTGTCCAATCAAAAGAACCACCACTTTCCTCATAATATCCTTTAGATGTTATTGCTTCAAGATGACCTGCTTGTGTATGTATATTACCTAAAGTTATTAAAGACCCCAAGCTTGGAGTATTAATATGTCTAAAAACATTTGAATATTGATTATTTAAATCATTAAATAAACCACCACCCTCAGATATATCTGCAGTTAAAGTATCATCAAATTTTGTACCCATATAAGGATTTACAGGATTTGGAAATTCCACTTTTGTTTGACCTTCAGGTAATACATTAATTCTTTCTATTCTAGGGTCAAATTGATACCCTTCCATATAATTAACTAATGTAGCCGGGTCTGTAAAATTAAACATTTCTGCATTAGCAGGTATATTACTATAATTTGGGTCATCAAAAGTTGGATTATTAGTTCCAACATCACCAAAAAATGGATGCCATTGTGGAAGTAATAAATTGTCATAACCACTTCCACCATAAATGTTCACATTATTAATAGAATCATCACCGTGAGATGTTCTATCATCAAAAAATCTATCTTCATATTGCTCTAAAGAGGTAGGACTTATTCTAATCTCGAATATATCTCCTAAATTTGAATTACTAGCATTCGGATTAAATCCCGCACCAATTAAAGTACTATTTAAAACTGGTAAATCTTGTTTAAACCCTGGAATAGGTGTGCTTAATTGAGCAAGATAAGAATTTGTTTTCCCATCAAAAAAATCAACTTCTTGTATAGGGTCTCTATTATCACCTGCATTTCCAATCTCACTCCAATGTCCTGGAACTAAAGGTGATTGTGAATTACCTATCAAATCTGATTGCATGTCTACTAAATTACCAAATGGTAATTGACCCATCTTATCAGAATAATTCTGAGTTTGTGTGAATCCCGATGGACTAGGTAAATTATCCAAAAGAGAATGTTCTTCAAAATCTCCTTCATTATGGTCATTTGGATAATTACCATGTCTATTTTGGATAGGTGAGTTTATATTTTCAATATCTGCATTATCCAATTGATTTGGTGAAAATTTAGATAAGTTTTCCAAATTACCTATATCAGTAAGAGGATTGTCTATAATATTACTTAATCCATTTGGAGAATGAATTGTAACATCTTCCAAATTAAATAAAGAGAGTGGTTTAGCTTCTTTACCTAAGTTAATTAATTTACTTTCATTATCAAATAAGTTTACATCTTTACCTTGAGATTCTAATTTATTCGTATTATCAAATAAGTTTACATCTGTACCTTGGGATTCTAATTTATTCGTATTATCAAATAAGTTTACATCTGTGCCTTCAGCCCCTAATTTACTTTCATTATCAAATAAATTTACATCAGTTCCTTGCTTAGTTGGAGTATCAGATGATGAATTTACATCAGTTCCTTGCTTAGTTGGAGTATCAGATGATGGATTTACATCAGCCCCTCGTTTTTTGGGAGTATCTGGTAAAGAATTAATATCAGTTCCTTGTTTTTTAGGAAGATCTGATAAAGGGTTTACATTAGTGCCTTGTTTTTTTGGAGTTTCCGGCATAGAATTTACATCTTTAGATTTTTTTAACTCAGGATCCGAAAATTTATTTATATCTGGAGTGTTAGCAGATTCTAAACCTTTTAAAGGTTTTTTACCTTTAGATTTAGTATTAAAGATACTATTTTTATCCTTTAAAGGCACTTAATTCTCCTAAAAATTTGTTGCTGTTGAAAATTGTTTATATTCCTCTTTAGTAATAACAACACTTGGTCCAGAACTGTTAAAAACATTAAAAAAATGTTCTCCTATTTTTGCAGCTAATCTATCTTCATTAACTATTCCACCTTTGGACCCAATAATAGTGTCATCTTGACTAAACATTTGAACACCACCATTACGCCTAAATACGAAATCTTGTGCTACTCCTCCTACCTGTGGACCTTTTGCGTTTTCAGCCGCTACTGCGTTGTTGTTATACATTCCAGGATAATCTTGTGGATTCCTCAACATGTTTATATCTCTATATAATAGATAACCTTCCACACCTAATGATGTTGTAGTTCCAAGTCCAGGTGCAACCGCGTCAAGCAAACCTAATCCACCAGCAGCTAATTCCATTCCAGCACCAGCCCAGTCACCTTGATATGCTCTATAACCTGCAAATCCTAGATTTACCAATGTACCAATAATAGGTATCTGTTTAGCTATAAAACCAGCCGATGCTTCCGTCGCATTTTTAACCATTGTTTGTGTAACTTTTGGAGAAG